ATATGAAACTAGTGATCGGTCTTTAGTCTCAGGTGTGAGACAGAGATTATTACAAGGAGATGACAAAGACAACGAAAATAAAAGGAAAAAGACGAAGCTATTACCAACTCTCAAAGAAAATATTAGATACGTAGTTTCCCACGTAGAAGAAAAAGATAAATCAAGTATGAATCTCCTTGTAAACGCAACATCATTAGTTGAACAATTGAACTTTTCCAATGTATATTGGCACGACATCGATAGAAAGGAGTGGTGGGAAACAAAAAAACTCATAAAGGACACTCAAAAAACATTGAAACTTTACATAAAAGATTCTATTCAAAATTATATCAAGAATAATAAATCAAATACAAAGAATAATACTAATACCATTTCTCTCAAAATATTCGGAGAAAGCATATTTTACGATGCAGCAAAAGGATGCAAAAGAATCATTAATGAAATGATTAAAGCTTACAATCTCCCAAAGAAATATATTTGTGAGGCGGAAGCATTAAATAAAATGATGAACATTGATTACGGAGACGCTTATTATAAATATTTGAACTATTGTAACAGTAACATTGAAATGCTAGGAGGAAACCTAAACATAGGAGATTATTACGAGGAGCAAAGTCGTCTATTATGTGGTAAACATTCCATAAACAATATGCTTAACAAGGTAGCTGTCATTTCTGATTTTGATAATATGGAGGATTACATAGATGGTAAACTCAATTTAGCTCATGTATGTGTAGAATGTGAAGTAAAAGCAAATGCTAATCTTTGTGTACCTGATAAAGGTTACGGTGATTTCGATGCAGGAGTTATCATGAAAGCTATAGACTTATTAGGGTATGACATGGTTATATTTCCCGAATCGCATAGATTAGAAATAGAAAAATGCAACTATTTTCCTAACGAAGACGCATACTATAACATAACTAAAGACTTAGGTGCAGCTGCAGATAATATGCTCTCTGTTACTTATGTAGGTTCCATTTTATACTTAAGAGGGCACTATACGGCATTACGTTTATCCTCTGATAAACAGAGTGTTGAGTACATTGATTCGTTAAAGGTAACTGACTCAAAAATTATTGCTAGAAATACCAATCAATTATACCGATTACTCAAAAACACATTAGGCAACAGCCCGGACATGATGGACAAAATTTATACAATAATAAACGTACATCACAAAATGGTACGCAGTATGGCAATACCATCTCAAGCACAAGCTGACAAAGTCATACTAGAAATCCCGATCCAATACGACAATGCTGTAGTAGAAGTAGTAGAAGTAGTACCAGAAAGACCGGCACAAAGATTTGGTATTATAGTCGAAAATGAGGGAGAAAGTGAAGACGAGATGGAAAACCAGTTATCGGTAAATAATGACGAATTTGGTGTAGAGTCTCAAGAAGATCGAGGGAATGAAGTAAATTCAGACAGAGACGATAACGTCATGGGAGAAGGTAAAAAGGATTCCTCAGAAGCAGAAGAAGATGAAGATATTGCTAATAGTATATCTGATAATAGCACAAAAGAAATTGAAGAAAGAGACGATAACGACATGGGAGAAGGTAAAAAGGAATCCTCAGAAGAAGAGGTAGAAGATATCACAAGCAGTTCTGATAATAGCACAAAAGTAATTGAAGAAAGAGAGGATGGAGGAAATGATGAGGACGACGATGAAGAGGACAACGAAAACTTACAAAAATATGTTGATATGATCAAAAAGAGCATTGGTGAATATGACAACTATACCTGTCATAAGTATAAGGTAGCCAATGAAAACGAAATGATACAATCGATAAGTATGATTTCACGGTTAAGAGATATGGAAAACAATCGCATTATGAAATATCAAATTGAAAATTACGTTAAAGTAGAGTCGTTAGATGTAAATAATGAAATGGTTTCTAGACTATTAGGTACCACTTCTCAAAATTTCTATAGAGAACTCATTATGAATGCATTATCAGATAGAACGAGTTGTTGGAGCTATATAGTAGAAATTAAAAGATCTCTAGGAAATAATTTCGTAATTGTTACAAGTAAAAAAGAAGGAGGAGATGAGGATAATAATATAGATCAAGTTTGGTTAGAGACTATTTATAAGGAAAGTTCAGTGAAAGTTATGCCATATTATTTCATAGAGTTATCTAATTTTTTCGTTTATGGTGAAGGAAGCATAAAAGAAATAATTGTCAAATTGATTAATAATAAAAATATTTCCAAAGAAGATCGAGGATATGCTTGTCAATATTTAGATGGCTTTCTTTTGCCTATTCCTCTTGAATTGGATAATTCTGATACTTCCTATAATTCGAATACTCTCCCAAATACGGAGACCAATAATATAAGAGAAACTGTTTCACAATTGTCTAATATCAACAGAAAAGAGATCAAGTTTTTCATAGATTTTTCTAGAAAAGTTATTAATTATTTTGCCTCAAGTAACGAAGTCACTTTACAAGGGAATCAGATGATACATAAATTTTTGCCTATTTTTATTAAATCGTTTGAAGAAGCAAAAGCAGATAAAGGAATGGACACTGCGACGATTCTACATATTTTGTGTGGTGCAATACTTATTATTGGATTACAATCCTCTCCCTATTTTTGTAAAAAACGCACAGTGAAATTTGAAGACAAAGAGAAAATCTTAGTATTGGGAGTTAACGCTATTTGCGGATATCCAGCAGAAACAATCCACGGAGGTGATTCACATCAAACTAATACGTTACTTGATTATGTATCGAAAAGATTATCGGAAGCTCTAGGGGGAGATAGTCAAAGAATTCACACCTTAATAGTTGGTTACATAAAAAATATTCTTGCTAAGAATAAAAATATAAGTGAGGAAATTAAGAAGAACGTAAAAACCCTGACGGAGGACATACCGGGTAATGATTGGTATGAAAATCAATGGAGTAATTTCGCTCCCCCATTGTTCCCCGTAGGAGCTGTAGATGAAAATGTTTTAGTTCAGAATGATGTGTGCAGAGTTAATAATGAATACAAGGAAAAGTTTGTTTTGTTAAAGCTTATCAGTAATTTATCCATAAAGATAATGAAAGTGAAAAATGAAAACGCTAATTCTAGCTACGAAAACACAAAGGATAAACAAGCAATAACAACGTATAAGAATCTTACACGAAACTATGAGAAACTTACTAGACTTTGTTACAATGTACCTGCAACAGCAAATTACTTAGTTAGTTCTACGAAAACTAGACTTGATATTATAGAAGAAGTGAAAGTTTTCAACTTTTCTGATAATTTCAGGAAAAGATTTATTGAGTTTTATTGTAGCAAAGGTCCACAATCTGTAGTGGATTTATGCAAAACAGAAGCTGATTATAATATTGCTATTACGAATGAAAAGAGTAATGAGGAATGGTTTCTGAGAGTGCTCAAAAGTGTGAACGAGAAATCTATGATAACTGACTTTGTGAAAGCGACAGGAAAATCAGATACACAGTCCCCAACTGAACCTGATCCTGTCAATAGGGATGTCTGTCCCAATCCTGAAGATGAAAATAAAAATGATAGCATAAAAGATTTTAATAAAAACAATAAAATTGAGACAATTGGATTTAACTATTTCATCACAAATTTAAAAATTCTCACTGATGCTGGCGTTAATAACGGTAGTACCACAAACAATATCCAGATTAAAAAATCTCAATTTAAATTATGGTTAAGTGGTTGTGTATACAAAGATGTCATAGAAAAGACAAATAGAGCACTTACATTTGCAGATGTAAATCAAAGAAGTATATATAATTTCATTAAGGTGAACGTAAAGCAATTAGTAAATATAACGAGCCTCAAAGAATGTAAAAGTGAAGAAATGAAAGTTTGGCACACTTGTTGGAAAGCTAATCTGAAATATTATCGGTATAATCATGATGTGTTCGATGAAATAATTCAGAATACAAAAGATCATGATCACGTAATGTTGAAAATGAATTTCGTCTTGAAATACATAATGTGTATGGCAGTAGCTAGCTGTAAAGATAAAGAGATAGGAGATGTAAATAAAATATTAATTAAATGTTTGGATAAAATTATAGAGAATAAAAAGTGCATGAATATGAGCAGTACAGAACTGCGCACTGTTCTAACAAATCAGTCAACAGCCGAAAGAAATAAACAAGTTAACTTGGATAAGTACGATTCTGAACTAAGGAAACGTCTTAAAAAAGCAGGAATTCATAGAGAACAAAATATCAAATTTAATAGGGACCACGGTATCATGGATTAATAAAAATAAAAACTATATATATTAATAATAGTTTATGATTAGTATATATACTGATTTTTATTTGTCCTCAAGAGAGAGAGAGAGCGAATAATGAAATCATCAATAATAAACGATGCTATTTCTTTTATACTGTCGTTGATAGTATTATCTTACAGTTTGTATACTTTAGACTTGGTATCCATAATAGGTTGTTTTATGGCAGTCATTATTCCAATGATTATAAAGATAATGACAAGAAATACTCCTTTCCCCGAAATATTTAAAAGACCTGACGGTGCTATTGACTGCAATTTATTCAATACAGGAGGGGCATGTGATCATGAATCTGGGTTTCCTTCTGGACACGTAACATTAATATCATATTTCTGTTTCTATATTTACTTCAATTATAACCCATTGTTGATGAGATTTTTATATCGCGGTGGATATGATGATGATGTTATAGAAAATGATAAATATTATACAATGAAGAGAAGTTTCCTTTTATTTCTCTGTATTGTTCCTGTTATTATGATGGGGTATGCGAGATACATGAAGAAATGTCATAACCTTGTCCAAGTAGTGGCTGGTGCTGTCACCGGTTACGCTATAAGTAAATTTATAATTAAATTAAATAAACAAAGAAATAAACGAGAATGAAGAAAGTTTAACAAAAACAGTATAGACAAATAAGTGTGATAATAGTATACTTTTGGTAGAATATCCCAATCAATCTAATCTATACTATTATCAAGAAATCTATAAATTCCTGATCTGATATGAGTGATGAAAAGAAAGATTCAGTACAGTATTCTCTTTCCATACATAAGGATATAAAGTTCAAATTAAAAAGCTTTATAAAGAATAATCGCATTCCCAATATTATTTTTCATGGTCCTCATGGGTCAGGAAAGAAGACTTTATTAAATGAATTCTTAAACAGTATATATAACAATCAAAGTGACATTTTTAACAATTTCGTACTTACTGTCAATTGTGCCCATGGTAAAGGAATAAAATTTATTCGTGAGGACCTGAAATTTTTTGCAAAGACAAATATATTATTACCAGGAACGAACTACTTCAAAAGTGTAGTATTGTTAAATGCGGATAAGCTAACAATAGACGCGCAATCAGCTCTAAGAAGATGCATAGAGCAATTTAGTTATTCAACAAGATTCTTCATAATTGTGGTCGATAAGTACAAGCTATTGCGTCCGATTTTGTCCCGTTTTTGTGAGATATATATAGCGGAACCATTAGTACGGAAGAAGCCTACAAACCTACACATATATCATTTGAATAAAAGTTATCCTGTGCAAAAATCATACATAGCAAAATGTAAGAAATTCTCATTAAAGTTCAAGAAAATTAGCGATGACGTAAGAAATATTTCAGAATTCAATGACAAGTTGGAAACCTTAAAATCGGCATGCGAAATATTATACTACGAAGGTTACAGTGTATTGGATTTAATGAGATATGTAGAAACAGAACCGTTGCATGAGTTAAGTGGTTTACCTAATTTTGATGAGATACGAAAATACGATGTTTTGCTTTTCATTCAGAAAGTGAAAAGAGAATTTAGAGATGAGAAACTACTCTTTTACTTAATTCTGTATTTTGTGTTAGTACGTTTCGATTATCCTTTAGAAAATATTTCATTTATGTAAAGACACAATTACAAATATATTGATATATATTTTATTCTAAAGAAAATGGACGATTTTTCAGTGCAAAGTTTACAAGAATCAAGAAATGAATGGTGTAATACACTACTACAGAAACTAACCCCGTTAATATGTGAAGGGGTAAGATCTATTTTCACAGAAGCTATTCATTTATGTAAAGAAAATAATGAAAACGATAAGTACCTGATGACATTTCAGAATTTTCTGACACGTATTCCGAAATGGAATTCAAATATAATTCAAGAAGAAACCAATCGTATTTTAGAGAAAAGTCAATGCAATTATTTGACTGATTTAATAAGTTGTGTTCATATCATACAATTGAAGAGCTTGACTTGTATGAGGGTAGGTTCTAAGCAGAAAAAGGTGGATATAGACATTCCGTCACTAAACGATTTTATACATAACGTTTATATCAACAGCGCGCGGAAATTATATTCGAATGTGTACTTGTTTGAATTAAACTTATCGCCTTTAGCAACACAGAAGCACAATAGAGAAATAGAGCAGTTAGTAAAGGAGTGTATATTAGATACGGTGAGAAGTAATATACCTATAGAGAACATACTACAGGTGTATCTTGATGAATCTATGGAAGAAGACGTACAAGTGGAAGTGAAGGAGGAGATCATTTCTGATGAACCAATCGAAGATTCTGAGGTAACAGATAACAGCATGGAAGAGAATTCTGGTAATGCGAATAAGACTATTGAAGTTAGTGGATTCGAAGATGAGCATATGAAGATGGCATTAAAAGAGGAGATGGCTTCATTGAAAGCACCTGATAGTATAAGGTTCGACATAAGAGAGGAAGTAAAAAGTAAAGAGCCGACGACTCCTCCAACGTCTACTATTTCTAGTGTTCGTGATGATGTAGAGGAAGATGATGAAGATGATGATGACGATGACGATGACGAAGATGATTCATTAAAACCTATTAAAATAGGTGAAAAGGTAAATCTTAGTGATTTGGATGTACACTCACTCAATCCTCAACCCAAAAAGCTGAATACTTACGATGTATTGGACGAAATAGGTGTAGAAGAGCTAACATAATGCTCGATAATAATAGAATAAAAATATTTACATAAACGATTTACATTAATACGTTATAATTACCATTGTAAAAAGACATATTAATGTAAAAGCCTCTCATTCTAAGTTCTTATCATACTCATCGAAATGGACCAAATTTTTATTTATGCTTTAGCAATTTCTATTGTATTTTTGTTATATAAATATGCGGAAACTCGCATAAAGAAAACGGTTGATGAAGAAGGAAATGTGATTGTTTCTCCAATGAAACCTGTTATACATGATACTTTCGTTGTACTCATGTCATCAGCTATAGGAATGTATGTGTACTCGCAATTTGATGTGAAAACTACAGCTGTGGAATCACCAACCGCTTTTGTCAATACTCCTGAATTCTAATTATCATCAACATCTCCGCCTAAAAATAATAAACTTACACAAAAAGTTTATTATTTAGTTTTAATCATCAATCCCTCATTACGAAGTATAGGAAGGATATTTATCTATATTCATAATCTTCTTATCCTTGTTTTTTAACTTATCAACATTGTTACGAGACATTTTGTATTCATCGAAAACTTTACTTTTCAATTGATCTTCTGGTATTGCAGAATGAATTGTTCTAGCTATCATTTTGTATAGTTTGAATTCAGGATACCTTTCTTCTCCGTTCATTTTGTATAAAATGTTTCTTCCCTTATCATCTTTCAACCAGGTTGTTACCATATTGATAATAGGGTTCTTGCCGGTTATTTTTTCTTCCTGTTCCATGTCTTCTATGAAATAGTCATAAAGACAGCATGCTAGCCTACACAAATCGAAACTTTTATTAGGTAATACCTCTTGTTTATTTGTATTATGATAAGGACCAAAGTTGTATTGTGACCCTGCATCGCCTCTTTCATGAAAGCTGTTGCTACATATGAGCTTACCTTTAAATTTGTAAATCGCTCTACCGAAATCAATAATTTTGAATATTCTCCCGAAAGTAGGCACTTTATAAGTAATACCGTTTACCTTGTAATATAGATACTGTTTGTCTGTTTGTGTGTACATAATATTGTTTGTGTGTAGGTCATTATGTGTGAAATCGAAGCATTTCTGGTATACCCCTAAGATAACTATTACCTGAAACAAACACGCACTCCACTCTGCGTCGTTCAACATATTATTCACCATCAAATAGTCAAGCGTATTGTCGCATTTCTCCATGAATATTGCTTCTACAGGAAAATCAAATAAACTACACATGATATCTTCTTCAGACTCGTCACTAGACGATGAACATGTAGAGTATTCGGATTCTTCGTCGTCGCCGCCTGTGTCACCTTCTTCATCCGATTCGTTTTGTGCCATATCTTCCTCATCCGTTGTGTTGGAGCTATTGGAGCTAACAGAAGACGAATTGCGTGATGAAGACGAATTTGATATAGTATCAGCATCAGCAGCATCACGTATGTTCACTGGCGAAGGAGCGGAGTTATTATTTATAGAATTAGTGAAAATGGATAAGTTCTCTTCTGTTAATTCTTCTGCTTCTATGGATGGATGTATCTTTTCTATTTCCGTTGAACTATTTAAACTATTACTTACTACCTGTCCTATATTTACATTCGTTATATCTGTAATGTCATCTACTAAATCATCGTCACATGGAATGGGAGAAACTATAGTCAATTTGGATTTGTTTTTCCTTGAATTTACATTAAATATTTCTCTATGTTCTGAATTTCGAAATGTGTATAACTTCTCCAAATTTTCATGAAAGTAATCACTTTCTATTAAGTAATCAATCTCATCTGCAATGTTATACGTGAATTCTTTCTTCGTTCCTAGACATGAACCGAAGAAGTCGATACCGTTTATAAAATTATGTTCATTTAACAATATGCTGCTGAGGAATGTGAAGAATCCATCTGTGTATGGTGTATTGTTAGTTTCGTATGAAATTAACTTATTATAAGTTTCATTATTAATATTGTCAAAATTAGGAATGGATCGTAGGACTTCAAAGTCAACATCTTTGTATTTGTTAATCATATACTTAACAGGATCTATAAGCGGAGAAAATTTGAGGAAAATATTCTTTCTAATCTTTTCTGATGTAGGGTTATCAGACAAAGTCAACGACGCTGTATATTGTGCAGGTAAAGTTTCCCCTTCCTCATTGTCTCGACGAGATTTCGAAGATCCTGATGTAGATCTAATATTTTCCTCAACGTGTAATTGGTCTAACACGTAACGATGATTCAAAGAAATACTATTATAGTTGGATGAATTCAAAGAAAAGTATAATTGGTACAGTGGTATATAATGCATTATGTTTGATAGCAAACAAGATGGATGACTTTCTAAAGAACGTTCTAGGTTGGCATAGTTATGCTTTTTGTAGTTTAGTAAAAAAGATGATGATTCGGAATTCATTATTTTATTTATTCTGTAATCTCCATGCAATAACTAGTTCTTATAACTCCTAATTAGATTCCTTAATATTCATTATTACGAATAAAATAAAGGGAAGGGACATAGCACCTGAGCCAGATGTTTTCGTTGAATATCTAACAATAATATATCTTAAGTATGTACCAAGTAAGTTGCATAAAATACAGTGTTCATTTTATGCGATGACATTAGATTTGAAGAAGTTTGATATGAGAGATATAAGTTTCCGTTGCGATGAGGCTCAAGGTCCTGTTGTTGTGCTTATAGGTAGAAGAGACACCGGAAAAAGTTTCCTTGTTAGGGACTTACTCTATTATCATCAAGACATTCCTATCGGAACAGTTATATCTGGTACAGAGGCAGGAAACGGATTTTTTAGCGCCCATGTTCCCAAGTTATTTATTCATGATGAATACAATACCGGAATAATTGAGAACATTTTGAAAAGGCAGAAAGCAGCTTTGAAACAAATAAAGAAGGAGAAAGAAATAAGGAATAAAAGTAATATAGACGCTAGGGCGTTTGTTATCTTGGACGATTGCTTGTTTGACAACAAATGGACCAAAGAGAAGATGATGAGATTATTGTTCATGAATGGACGTCACTGGAAGATAATGTTAATAATAACCATGCAGTATCCATTAGGTATACCACCTAACCTGAGAACTAACATAGATTATGTATTCATTTTGAGAGAACCGTATATGGCGAATAGGAAGAGAATATGGGAAAATTATGCTGGTATGTTTCCAACTTTTGAGTCATTTGCGCAAGTGATGGATCAGTGTACAGAGAATTATGAATGTTTAGTTATTAATAACAATGCTAAGTCTAATAAACTTCAAGACCAGATATTTTGGTACAAGGCTCAGAATCACAATAGTTTTAGGTTAGGGTCAAAAGAATTCTGGGAACTATCTAAAAGTTTAGACAGTGATGATGAAGACGAAGAAGAGGCGTACGATCCAAGTACCTCCAAGAAGAGGGGATCTGGTCCAATTATAAATGTTCGTAAAACCAAATGGTAAAGCAATAATCAAGTTAAATCATAGTAATTCTTATCTCAATTACTATTAAAGGAATTTCTTCTACTGTTTTATAGATAATAAGATGGATAACAAAGAAGAAAAACCAATTGAAAGTAATTCAGATATACCAAAACCGGACCTAGTGCCTGTCCCTGTACCAGTGGTAGCACCCGTTGAACCTGTGGTGGTAGCACCCGTACCTGAACCAGTCGTAGCTCCCGTAACTGAACCAGTCGTATCGCCCGTTCCTGCTCCAGTCGTAGTATCTCCCGTACCCGCACCAGTGGTAGTTTCTGCCCCTGTCGTAGCTCCCGTTCCTGAACCAGTCGTAGCTCCCGTAACTGAACCAGTCGTAGCACCCGTACCTGAACCAGTGGTAGCACCCGTACCTGCACCAGTCTTAGCACCCGTACCTGCACCAGTCTTAGCACCAGTAACTGCACCCGTGGTGGTAGCACCCGTACCTGCACCTGTGGTAGCACCCGTACCTGCACCTGTGGTAG